TGTAATTGCGTCTGCAGCAACGTTGTCTGATGCGATCAAGTATTCGCCGATCAAGTCGTTAAGAATGATCTGCAACGACGCTGGATCCGTAAAGTCAACGTCCTGCACGGAAAGAGTTACTTGGCCTGCAAGTGTTGTCTTTGTAACCGTGTTGGACGCAATGACCATGGTTGTTGCGGATGTTGCGGCAAGTTCGCTTGACTGTGTAGCAACGCTTGTGTGCGTGGTGATCGTAGGACGAATAAACGTCTTTGATGCTCCGCCGTTTGGCATTGCGCGTGCGCCGATTGCGTTAACAACTGGACGGATGAAGTTGAGGTCTTGAAAGACTGGGCCGAGAACTGGTACTGGCAAAAGACCAGGTGTATCAGTTGTAAGCACGTCGCCTGCAGCTGCTTGAAGTGCTGTTTGCTTTGAGATTGCGAACTCGCGTGCGGCTGCTGCCACGTTGCGGAAAGTTTCTCCGCCAATGTGCATTGCTGCAAGGTATTCGCCTGGTGTTGGCAAATCAAACTTGCGCTTTGCTTGTGCGAAAATTGGTGCAGTAGGGATGGTTGCCTCGACTGCGGTTTCGGTTGCTTCTGACATTTCTGGTTTCTCCTCTACTGGGGTTACTTCTTCATTTAACACTACTTCAGGTTCTTCTTGGTGGATACTTGCAGCGACCTTGGTGATGTTTGCGGCATCGCCGAATGCGCCGATCGGAACTAAGGATAATTCCATCCAGTCGGCTGACTCAATGATCATTGTGCCTTCTTCGTCATACGAGAATTTGGTTGGGTTTACGCCGACCGATACTTGGTCAATGGTGCCGTCTAAGGCCATAACCAAAGCGTCATTTCCAAGGGTCGTTGCGCTGATCTTGGCGCTGAACATCATGCCTTCTTCGGTATCCACGCGCTCGGTGACAACGCCTACTGGCTGGCTGGCATCGTGATACATAAACAGGCGCGGTGCTTTGCCTTCAACTGGCAATGAGCCTGGACGGAAGATCACAGCTGTGCCATCCGAAACTGTTGCCGGCACGTTGTACGGAACAGCGGTTCCAGAAATTGTGCGTTTTGGTGCATCGCCGATCGCGGCGTCAACCGTAAAATCTCCTGCAATTAACTTGATCATCGTGCTAACTCCTCTTGGGTGTTTTCTCTAACAATAGTTTCATCGCTCATTACATCGGCGGCATAGTTTTCTTCTAGGTATTCTTTAGAATCAAACTCAACATAGGTTCCTCGCGGTAGCACGTTGTCCATAGACAGCGCACCAGCAATTGCATCTGCATACAACTTGACGCCAAACAAATACAAGTCGGCGCGCGCCTGTTGGCTTGATTGGTACGAGTAAGCGCCAGTAGCAACGCCCACCAAATACGGCGGAACATTTGCCAAACGCGACATTTCGAGCGCCTGATATTGCGATGCCTCAATCAATAGCATCTTGTCAGGCGTGCTGTTTGTTTCCGTGTATGTTAAATACTCGTTAAGCGCGGCCGTCTGATTAGTTGATCGCGCTGCATTGAATGCGCTTGCCAAATCCGCTAACTCTTGCGCGCTAAGCGGTTCGCCACCTGTTTGCTTAAGTACGCCAGCAGGGATGCTTGACGATGCGTTACGGTTGCGCGCTCCTTCAAGTTTTAGCGCGGTTTCTATAGCGCCAGGTGCCGAGTAGATCATGCCTTGTGCGGGTGATAGGAATTGCACAAGGTTTACAGGGTCAAGCATTCCGCCTTGGAAGTAAACCTCTTTTGATGGTGCAAACCAAACAGGGCCAGCCATGTCTTGTGTGGTAATTGAGCCGGCTGGTAGTCGAGTGAATGATGCTGGGTAGCCGTCGGCGGTGCGCGATGTGATGTACCAGAACGCGCGACCAAACATCATTAGGTCGTCAAGTGTCCAAGACATAATAAATTGAAATGGCACGCTTGGGTCTGGTCGGCGTAGCCATGAGCGCGGTGCAATGGTAACTTTTTCCATTTCATCGCCGTTCCACATTTCGTTATACATTTTTAACGGCATACAGCCAATTACTGATGCCATGAGATCGCGTGCGCGGTTGATCGTTGGCACGCTAATTGCTTTGTTGCGTGCTTCGCCTTCTTGGTACGTGTAGTACTGGCCGATCATGTTCACGCCTGATTGGTTCGGCATATAACCGCCAGCAACGGCAGCTGCCACGCTAGGCGCTGGGCTTATTGCTGCTTTACGGGTTTTATTAAAGATCGCCATGTTCCTACTTTGTCATATAAGTGGCAACCGCGCATGACTTATCCGATTCCGACAAAAGGCAAGGTGCGCGGTCGCCGCGTTTATCTTAGTTATTTACCGCGACAAGCATGGGTTTTCCGCTGTTGACTGGACGGGCACACATGCCAATTCCCCAGACCATTGTGCGCGCTAACTCAATCGGGCCAGGTGATCGCTTGCTTGAGAGCACGATGGTGTTGTCGGTGCGAACAGCAACGGCGCGCTGGACATGTTCGGCAAGCAGTTTTTCTCCTGTGTGTAACAGTCGCGCTTCGGCGATCATGTTTTTGGCTAGCGGTGTAAACCGTCCAAGTTCGGCGTAACCGACCACGACCCTGCGGCGCTCAATGTTTGGTGGGCAGGTTGCGTCCACGGTCGGCGACAGGGCAAACCTAATCGTCGGGTCTTTAGCAAGTTCCTGCACGTTTTCCCACAGCTCTGTAATTGATTCGGCAATAAATGCCACGGTGACAAGCACCCGACCGTCTGACAAGTTCACGCATCTGGTCGCGCTGTATCGGGAGTCATCCAGCGAAGACTCAATCGCCACGACCCCACCGCTAGGGATATCCCCTGTGTATTCCAACGACGGCCAACGCCCTGGCTCAATCCATCCGCGCACAACACTCACCCAAAGGTTTAGGGATGCGCGCAAGAACGATGCCCGATCTGGATTGGTTGACTCTTGCCTAATTGTGTCCATATCCAACGTGTAGCCGAGTGCAGGATTACCCCACGCCCATGACGCAGGATGCAGCGGGTCAAGGCTCGGGTCAGGCGACCATTCCGCCATATACATCGTGGACGGCTCACCCTTGTCAATTGCTCGAATGCCAGCCTCACGCCAGCGCTGAAACAGCACCGATTCTTCCGTGCCAGCAGTACTAAAGAAACAGGCAAGCGGATTTTTCCTAGCGCGCTGTGCCGGCAAGAGACCCCCTTCCACGGAATCGGGATTGACGTCAAATAATTCGTCCACCACGACCAAATCAATTGACATACCGTGACCTTGGTTTGGCTTTAATGCTTTGACCCACCACTTGCTACCGTCTGGCATCGTGGCCTGATAACGGCCGTACGACTTGACGATCTTTGCGCCGTAATACTCCTCAAGAATGGGTGACAGATCATCAAACAACAAACACGCAAGATCAAGTCTGTGCGCGCCCGAAACAACAGTCTGCTTCCCACCCCTGATCTTGGGCATCTCTACAAGCCAAAACAAAATCAACGCCTGGATGATTGTGGTCTTACCGTTCTGACGCGCAACCGACACAAGGCTTGAGCGATGCACAAACTTGTTATCGGCGTCAACCGCCAGCATTCCCTCAAGAGCGTGCATTTGCCAAGGCATCAAATCAATCTGGAGTACCTGTTTTGCCATGTCCCCCACAAGTCCAGCTAGTGAGCCGGCATGGTCAGGGATCATCGTTTGTAAGCGCGGCTGGTCATGGCCAGTTGACGCTGGTTCAGGCTGATCTGGGCTGGTGGCGACAAAATGATGGATGGGGCTCGGGGGCATCTCGGTGCTGTATAAAAAATCGTTTATTGCTTTTTCGCGTGCGTGTTTTGCGTTTGCGAGTTTTTTGTTTCGGTATGTTGCTCCGCGCGCAGAGTTGCATGGCTTGCATGCTGCGACGTATCCGTCTTCAATGGTGCCGCCTTTGTCTGACTCGACTAGGTGATCTAGTTCTGTTGCTGTGTTCTTTTTGCACCAATGGCAGATAGGTGAGTCGCGCAGTAGTTCTGCTCGTGCTTGCTTGTAGATCGTTGTGTCGTGCTCTGTGAGTTTGCGTGTCATCGTTGTGCCTTGTCGGGGGGGGATGTTTGTTTATTAACTGTATGTCATCTGTATGTCAATAGATGTGTGAATGCTCCACCCTCTGGATTGCCCATCCCAGAACCCAATTGCATTTACCTCATCAGTCTGTTTACTGATCGCCCAGTCGCATTGCCCAAAGCATTTCGTCTTGCATGATTTGAGGCGCGACCGTCTACCCAGGTTCCCCTGTTTACTGCCCACCTCATGCGACCGAGGCACACACCTGCTACTAGCCAATTGTTAATTACTTACATTGGTGAACACTTGCAGCGCTTCGCATACGTGTATTCATGATTGCTAAACGTTTGAGTATAAACGCCTTGCACTTGCCTGTATTGCAACGATGGATGCGCGGTCGCGTCAACCAACATCAGGTCAATGCCAGTCAACCAACGATTACCGTCACAATCGTTGCATTTCTTTTCTTGAATGTCCTTGTGATTGGCTTTTCTAATCATGTCGCGCATCTGTGGCAACGACGGGAACTTGCCAAACTCTTCAACCAATGGCATGGCTTTTCTTACTTCATCTGGCGTTACTGATTGCAGAAACTGATCTTGTTGCCAAACCTCAATGACTACGTTGAACGAGATTTGCTGTGATGGGAATATGGCTCGAATCTTGTGAACCATTGACTCAATGTTTTGATTGTTCATATCGCTCCTATGCTTTCGGATTGCTAAGGGTGTAGAGAATGTACTCCATGTCGCTGGGCTTCCAGACCGCTGCATGACAGCCCGCCATCTCACAAGCGTTTAACCAAATCTTCTGCCCAGGGGTCAACTTGCCTTTTTCAGCCTTGAGTTCAATGACTAATGGCCTGCCGCCTTGGAATGGGTGCACCATGAACAGATCAGGGAATCCCACGTCGCCTTGCACGTTCGTCATCCAGCGTCCTCGAGTGTTTTGTGCCGGCAGATCATGATGCACCAGCCAGCCGTAACGCTTAGCAACGCTGATCACCATGTCCTTAAAGTCGGCTTCGCTGATCTTTGAATCTAACTTCACTACAGCGAAGCCATCCAAATCTTGTCAGCAAGGTGATTTATTGCCCACCTAATCTTTTGTTCGGCTTCATTCTGTTCTTTTGTTATTTGTGGATAAAGGGCTTGTAGCCGTTCTACCGCGCTAATCAATTCTTCTAATGTCATTTCAATACCTCAATGATTCTGCTTGCTTCATGTGATTTCAACAGCTCTAACACCGCTTCATCGCTGTTTAATTCGCGCTGTATCAACTCCAACAGTCGAAGATCGTCATAACCGCCATCCTTGG